ATAAGTCATTCTGCTGCTAACAATATTACTTTTGGTGGTGCTGAATTAGCCACATTAAAAGATATTGATTTTAACAGTGAAGTAACTGCGTCAGTAAATAGTGGTCATCAAATTTTCAAGGTGACTGCTTCACTATCTAATTTCACAGACGGTGATCCGTTATCTGTAAGAGCATGGTCATTTACAGAAGATGCCAGTGATGTAAAAGTTTTAGAACAATTCACCCAAGTTCAAGGTGGAAATGTTGAACTTTTCGTCTCTGCTTCATCTATCGGTAATGCGACAGGCTCCTACGATGTGAAATATCTAAAACAAACCACTGCTGGTAACAGAGGTGATTTTGAGGATAGAATAGGTGATGCTACAACTAATCAGTTGGGTATACCTGAAGTTAACCTTGAAATGAGGTCTCTACCAATTGTTGCTAAGACTCGTAAGTTGAAAGCTGTCTGGTCACCTGAGCTTGCTCAAGACTTGAATGCTTATCATTCAGTTGATGCTGAAGCAGAATTAACAAGTATGTTAAGTGATTACATCTCAATGGAAATTGATTTAGAAATTCTTGACATGTTAATTGCTGATGCGGTCACAGTTGATTACTGGTCAGCAAAAGCTGGTGAGGATTTTGATTCTGCTACTAACAATTTCGTGACAACCACATTTTATGGAACACGATTTGAGTGGTATCAAACCTTGGTATCCAAGATTCAAAAAGTATCAAATGAAATTCATCGTTTGACGCTAAGAGGTGGTGCTAACTTTGTAGTTGTTGCTCCAAAGATTGCCACAATACTTGAATCATTACCAGGCTACGTAAGTCAGCCAGGTGAGGGTGGACAAGAGAACTTTAGCATGGGCATCTCTAGGGTTGGTCAAGCTGCTGGTCGATACACGGTCTATAAGAATCCTTATATGACTGAGAATTCCATTCTTGTTGGATTCAGAGGTAGTAACTTCTTAGAAACTGGTGCGGTATACTCACCTTACGTTCCGTTGATTACAACTCCGTTGGTATACGATCCTAGTGATTTTACACCAAGGAAAGGTGTGATGACGAGATACGCTAAGAAGATGATTCGTCCAGAGTTCTATGGTTTGATTCACTGTAAATCACTTGATTTAGTATAATCTAATCATAAGTCTGATACATAACATAGGGGGGAGACATTAGTTTCCCCCTTTTGTTTTCCAAAAGGTTATATTTATAGGTAGGAGAATTACATATTATGCCAAAATTAGAATTTGCTTACATCGATCCTACTGAATTTTCATCAGGTCAAACACCATATGGAACGTATGATGGCGATACAACTTTTCAGTCTGATATTGTTTCTGTTACGAAGTGGTGTGCGAAAAGATTAGGTCATCCTGTTTTACAACTTGAAATACCAAGTGGTTCAATATTTGCTTGCTTTGAAGAAGCCGTAAACGAATACTCCCAGCACATTAACAATTATAATATTAAAAATTGGATGTGGGAACAATATGGTGAAAAGAATAGAATATCTGGTTCATTAGGAACTGGTTCTTCAAATCCTGTAACACCTTCGTTAGGTCCTTCAGTAACGTTATCAGATAAATACGGTCAAATCGTCGGGTTAAATGAAAACTATGATTTAAAAAAAGGTTATATAGAATTAAGTGGTTCTGTTCAAGATTATGATTTACAAGGAGTTTGGGCTGATGTCAGTGAGAGTGGTAAGAGAATAGAGGTTCACCGAGTTTTTAATCACCAACCAGCAGCCGTGTCAAGATTTTATGACCCTTATGCGGGAACATTTGACCAACGTCAGTTATTAGATGCTTTTGGTTTTGGTAATGTATCTCCAGCAATTTCATTTGTGTTGAAACCGATATCTTATGATTTAGCTAGAGCGAATGCTATTGAGACTTCAGACTTAGTAAGGAAAAGTGCGTATTCGTTTGAAATACACAATAACAATCTCAGAATATTTCCTGAACCACAAGAAGGAGATGCTGGGGAAAAAATTTGGTTTGAATATTATGTCAAGGATGATATTAGAAATACGAATAATCCAAATGCTTCTCTACAAGGTGGTGTATCAGATCCTTCTAATGTTCCATATAGGTTTATTACCTATAGCTCCATTAACCAACCTGGTCGGCAATGGATTAGAAAATATACATATGCTCTGTCAAAAGAACTTTTAGGTATAATTAGGAGCAAATATAGTTCGATGCCAATACCAGATGGAGAGGTGACGTTAGATGGTGAAGCACTTAAAACAGAGGGTAGAGAGGAAAAAGGACAACTTTTAGAAGAATTAAAAGAATTTTTAGAGTCAGTGAGCCTAACCGAAAAACTTAAGGCAGAAGCAGAGGAGTCGAATGCCCAAAGAGAAGTTTTGGCTAAGGCACCATTAAAAATTTACATAGGATAAATCATGTCTGCTCGTAGACCTTTTTTCATATCACAAAAAGAAATCAATCTATTTGATTTTATGAATGAGGAGTTAATCGATGAGATCGTAGGACAAACAGTGGATATTTATAAAGTTTCACCAGAAAATACTAACTCTAATATATATGGTGAATCAACCACTAAATATTTCAATGTCGGATTTAGGGTGAATTGTCTTATTAGATATAACGCACCTGAGGTTGAACAATTTCAAGAAGTAGGACCTGATAACAATTCTACAATAGATTTGATGTTTCAAAGAAATAATTTAGCCAGTGGTTCACTGAACTTTTTTCCTGAAGCCGGTGATATCTGTGATTGGAATGATTACTATTGGGAAATCAACGGTGTAACGGAACCACAGTTGATTGGTGGACATCCTAATTTCAGTCATGCTATCAAGGCTACAGCACATCGTAGTAGATTATCATCGTTACAAATTGAGGAGAGACCAAGATGATTAAGTTAAGAGATTTAATAATAGAAACAGTAGATGGCGACGTATTGAGATTTTCTAAAAAGGGCGCTTCCAAACCTTTTCTAAAGGACTTTGATAGAGTGTTTAAAAAGAAGTCTAAAGAATTCGGATATGGTAAATTAGATAAAAAAACACAAACCTTAAATGTTCAGATATCTAAACCAGCTGGATTTGATAAACCAATAGAAAGGGAAATGAGAACTGGTATAGAAATAGATTATGAATTCGGTAGCAGTTATTCGTTGGATGATTTCAAAAAAGATTTAAAAAAATTTAGAGGGTATAAAATAAAACAAGAACTTCCGGTAACTTTTACATTGACAAAAGGGGATTTTGTATATAGTATAACTTACATAGATGGTCTAAGTGGCACGTTCGTAATTGCGAGCACAAGAAAATAATGGCTGTTCAAATGTTAGACAAGGTATTAATAATGAAACCAAGACGGTCTCATTCAGTGGAGTCAACGCCCATAGAAAGTGCCGTTGACAACACAATAGATAATATCTATGGTGAACCACAACCCGATAGATTTGACGAGATAATAGATTTACTAAAACAAGGTAGTATCTATGGAGAGAAAAAAGAAATAACGATGGGTGCCGTAGAGGTGCCGATTGAAAAACAAATATCAATAGATAAAGTTTCAACTGATGGATTGAAATCTGAAGAGTATAGAAATGAATCAAAAAGTAATTTAGATAAACTTAGGAAACTAAGAAATGGCAATTAAACCAATTACTAACGAAAACGCACCAAATAAGTCTACAATAAATAGAGCAGAACAGACTAGTATCCGTAGTGAAAAAGGTAATCCGAAGGTTGTTATAAAAAAGCCCGGTGGTCAAAATGCTGGTAAAGGTTTATCGATTGGTGTTCAAGAAATAGACACTGCTGTTATAAAACATGTTAAAAATGTAATGAAACCAAAAATACAAGAATCTAATGAGACAATATCAGTTCCTGTTTTATATGGCAACGAAGAAAGATGGAAATCAATAAAGTCAAGAAATACTCTACGAGATAAAAACGGTTCAATCATTCTACCACTAATGGTTTTGAAAAGAACATCTATTGCTTTTGATGATTCAATGCCATTGTCTTTTGATAATGATGTAAGAGGTAAGTTCATATCTGTTGTTAGGTCAAGCAGCGGATGGAGTAAAAATAATAGATATGATAGGTTTGCGGTATTAACTGGTCAAAAACCTGTTCAAGAATTTATAAAGACTGGTATGCCAGACTTTGTTGTCTGTTCATATACATGTGTGATGATGACATCCTACATAGAACAAATGAATGTTCTGAACAATTTATGGTTAGAACATTTGGAAACCTACTTTGGTGACCAAACTAGTTATCGTTTTTTATCATCATTGTCGGGTGACATATCTAATGAGACTCAAATGGAATCACAAGGTGAAAGAATAGTAAGAAATGAATTTACTTTTCAGATAAAAGGGTATGTGATACCAGAGTTTACAGATAATGTTTTTGGTAAAACATCAGAAACATCGAGAGGGTATATACCAAAAAAAGTATCTTTTTCTGAAAAATTATTATAATTATATATGTATATAGTGTTACTAACAATAAATTGAGGTTTTATAATGTCAGAAATTAAATTTACAAGCGATGAGTTAAAAACTATTTCCGAACTTTCAGTTAAGAATAATGATATTACTGCGAGATTTGGACAATTAGCAATCACAAAAATAAATTTAGAAAAACAATCTGAGCAAGTTGAAGAGCAGGAATTTGCATTACACGAAGAGTTAGATAATCTTAGAAAAGAAGAACAAAAAATTCTTAATGAAATAACTGAAAAGTATGGACCTGGTTCATTGAATCCTGAGACAGGCGTCTTCACACCATCAGTAGCAGTCACTGCACCAACCGAAGAAGAGAAAAAATAAAATAAGTTTTTCAGTCTTTCAAAAAATCTGTAATATTTATATATGAATAATTGTATTTAATATTACCTATTTTCGGAGAATTTAAATGGCTGAAAAAATCGTATCACCAGGTGTATTTACAAATGAAATAGACCAATCATTTTTACCCGCAACAGCTGGTCCGATAGGAGCAGCTATTGTAGGTCCAACAGTTAAAGGTCCTATCCTTCAACCAACCGTAGTGAGTTCTTATAGTGAATATGTTCAAATCTTCGGTGAGGTAATTGAAAGTGGTAGTGATAGTTTTCAATATCTAACATCTCATACAGCAAAGGAATATCTGAGACAAGGTGGTCCTGCCACCGTTGTTAGAGTTGGAGATCCTGATATAATCAGTTCCAAAGCTACTGT